TGCAAGATATTAGAACCACGACTAGCACCAGAACCAGCAATAAGATAACCATTGTTTTCGGTAATCTTATGAGTAGCAATCGTCATAGGACGACCACCTTCATCGGATGCTCTAGAATCGCAACCGATTACAGACCAGCCATCTCCTTGATAAGCAGCAAGTGTTGTCATTGTCCCCTACTTAGTTATGCTTGAGTTACTGTACGTGCCGATGCATTTGTTTTACCGCTCATTGAGAGGCTAGAAAGTAAACTTTGTAGACCTTGCGGTGGTTGAGAGCCACCTGCTGGAGCCGCGGTGGGAGCAGGGGACGGTTGCTCGACCATAGGTGCTTCTCCAGCAGGTGGTAATTCTGGAGCGAACACGTCATTGATTGCGTCCTCAACCTGCGTGCCCTTCTGTCTTAATCGGATTACTTCTGCAATCTTCTTAACAATTGCAGTTGGGTCTCCGCCATTAGCAATAAGTTGTGGAATTGCTTGCGCTGAAGCATTAAGAGATGAGATAAGCGAATTACGCATTTCCTCAACTTCTATTTTTTCCTGCTCCTGAGTTACGTTAACTCCAAATGGCAATTCACGCATTGCTAGGTCCTTGGAGATTAACTTACCGCCAAGGGCCTGCAACATAAAGATAAGTCCCTGCGCTGGATTAAGACCAGCCAACATTCCATAACGAACATCTGCAGAGTAATCTCCCTTAATATCTTTTGAAGGTAGATACTCAATTGCATAAGGACTACCCGCATCAATACCACGAATGGATTTTGTTTCATTAAAGATTTTTTCATCCACTTCAAAACAAAGTGAGATAACAGTCTTTAATGTAGATGCAAGAATAGCCTGCGCTGATTTAACCTGTGTATCAAATCCACCCATAAGGGCTTGAACACCTTGACCAGTAATGATTGAAGCATCAAGATTTCCAGTACGTGATTCAGGATAGCGTGTACCCATACGCAGTTCGTTTTGTAGAACTGCTTGCTCATTAAATAATGAACCAGATACTGGTAGTTCAACTCGGCGTACTCCCGCAGGATTCTTGGTGCGGATAACTCCGTCACCACCGAATTGGAACTCGTTCACATCGTCAGGAACAATCAATGGTGACTGAACGGCCTTCTCTGTTGCTTCCATCGCAAGTAATGCGAATCTATTACGAAGCAATTGAATGCCGAGTACATCATCAAACTGTCCACGCATCTCTCCATCAACGGTTGGTCGTCTTGCGACTACAACCATTAACTTGCCAATAGGATTCTTAGCACGGGAGATAACGAGATTCTGACGTTCTGGAACGTAGATAATAGATTGATGCTGGTCGTAGTAACGAACAATCTCAAATCTACTATTCATGTCTTGGTCGTATCCGTCACGACCAAGTAAAACGTCAGCATGCTCTGGGAATTGAGAAATCAATTCAGCCAGTGGCATGGCATAACGCTTAGCAAAAGCAACGCAGCGTCCGTAGCGGTCAAATTCAGGATACGCCCCGACAGGACTTTCTACGCGAATACGCGGCAACTTTGCTTCAGTGTCCAATTCAATAATGAACGGAACAAACCCAAATGTTACATACCAATCTGCTCCAGTATACATCTGGACTTGCAAATCGGAATTATAAAAATAGTTAGCAGCAATACGAGTACGGTTGTCTGCTGCTTTACGAGCACGGTCTTTAACTTGGCTAACTACTGAGCAGTTAACCGCAGGTAACGGAGCCATAACTTCAGATAAGTCACGGGCTACAATGTCAACAAAGTTGGCAACTACGTTAGCCTCAATACCTTCTGGAAAGAAATCAGGATATACGCTAGAAATTTTACCTTGACGTACTAGTAATACATCTTGCTGACGTGAATCACGGTCACGGGTGCGGTCTTTTAAAGACGCAACACGTGCAAAAATTTGCTTATCAGTTAGCATTATTTACTATTCCTTTTTGCTCGTGCAATGGCTTCTGCAATGGCTTTTCTTTGTGCTGGTGTAAGATTCTTTTTTAATTCTGCTGTACGTTTACTGCGTGCTGTTTCCGCTGCACGGCGAGCACGAACACCTCTTTTTAAAACTGCTAATCTTTCTTCTGGACTTAAACGCTTACGTATTGGTGCATCTTTAGGACCAGCAGGTTTTCTATTAGGACCTTTAGCAATTTTCTCACGTAAAATTCCTTGAATAGCACGTGCATCCATTGTCCGCATTGCTGCTTTTTCTTCTTTAGTTAGTTCAGCAAATGCTTTCCTAATGGCAGTAAGTTCATCTTTTGGAGGTAGGTCTTCTCTTACTTTTGGTGAGCGTTCTACAATAGTGTTTCCAGTTCGTGTAGAACGTGCTGGAATACCAAGTGTACCTTCTGGATAAAACTTGCCACGAATTGTTTGACCTTGTGGTAC